ATTTAAAAATACCATCATAACAGAAAGTAAAGATATTGATTGAATTCCAAAAATTATTAAAGACCAAACTGTCAAACTAACTTCTAAAGATACCAACTTCGCACCCTTCTACTAGTTGTGCAGCCTTACACATTCTAGACTCACTGTCTTTTAATAAGCCAAAGAATCCATAATAGTTAACGCTATTAAGATTTTCTGCTACCCATTGATGTGATACCTTATAGAATGATATTTTAAATCCTTTTAGTTTTAAAAAGTGTTCTGATGAATTACAAAATGCAGCAGTAAAACTATTTATTTTATGTGGCCCTAATGACCATACCTGGATATCGGAATCAAGGCTTGGATTAGAAAGTGCAACTCCCATAGCCCTCATAAAAGTTTCGTAGTCTTGAAACTCTTTTGTTCCTTCTACTGCAATAATCATTTATATCTTTATCTTTCTTCTTGTTGCGTTATCGATCTTATTATCAATAACATCAGCATAATATATCACACCATCATACACCCAATACGCTCTATTGTCAACAATGTCTATATTTATTATCTCTGGATTTGATTTAAATTCTTTATATGCCTTATTAAACCAAAGAGTCATAAGTATAAAGGATAATATAGAAAGAAGCATAGTTAAATATTGAGACACGTTATTTATTCAAACTATCTATGATACTTATAATTGTTTTCATTTCCTTCTCAGAAAGAGAGAATACATCTACTTTTTCTGCATTTGAAACATCTACATTTCCATCTTCATCAAGTTTAGAAGAGAATACTGTATTATTACGGATCCAATAAGCCTTATTATTCATTATTGCTATATTTACCCTGGTTTCGTTAATTACCTTGTCCATTTGGCTTTCTTTTTTCTTTTGTTGCATTTGAGGAGTCTTTAGAATTTGATCCACTGTTTGCAACTGATTGAATTGTCTTAATCTGTTTATCGACAGATGCTTTAAATAATAAAAATTCATACTCAAGTTGAGAGCACTTGTTCCTATAATAACCAAGCATAAACTGTAAAACTTCTGGGTCGATTTTATTTTCATTCATCACAACTCCTTTTATAATTTTACACTAATTATATTTAGTTGTCAATATGTTTATTAAAAGATAATGGACTATCTGTCCAAACTGATTTTTGTGCTCTTACTCTTTGAATTGCATTCCATTTTGATCTGGCCCATGCGTATCCAGAATCTCCACCCCACAACAGCCAAGCAATCTTGCCATTAGAAGGTCTTTCAGAATTATTCCAATCTTTACCTTTTTTATCTACCTCATGACGAGAAAAGAAAGAATACATTCTGGCTACAGTTTCTGGACTTAGTTCTTTTCTATTTGCTAAGTCTCTTGCTCGAGCAACTCCAACTGCTGTTCCGCCTCGACCAAATTTTCTTCTTAGTTCTAAACCTCTGCGTGCATTGTTTGCCATAGACTCTGTTGGTTTTAAATTTAAACTTTCAATTGATGCTTTTGACATATCATCTTCATGATCTGGATTATCCATGTCGTCTTGAACATCGCTACCAACTGTTACGTATCCGTCTGGAATAACAGCAAATCTACAGGCACCATCTTCTTCTATAGGGGACTCTAATATTGCACAAGCAACTGAAGATTTATGTAATGCACAGTTTCCACACTTTACACCAATTGATGCATTTTCATTTGTTATAGCATCTTCGTATCCAACCCAAATTCCTTTTGCTTTATCTAATGGTCCAACTTTATTTGATAGGGCTAATAAAGAATCTGCTAATGCCCTTTCTTCATTTGATAATTTGTCATATAGTGGCTTACCCTCCCACATATCTTCTTTAATCATTTTCATATTCCAAGACTTGGGAAAAAAATGTCTGTTTGTTTATTGGTAAGTGATTTTTGTATAACTTGATCTGGACAGCATTCTTCTAATTCTTTTGACTTTTTAACTGGTACACAATTAGGAACCATTTGTCCATCTTTTCCTGGCTTCATGCCACGTTGTACGTAACCTTCCCAGCATGGAGACTTTTTGTCCATATCATCATCCATGTTATGTTCTGGACAATTTTTTGGATCTGAACACTCTTCCATTGAATGCGGTTTCATATTTGGTGTATCTTCATTTGTAATAGCACCATCGTGTGATTTTTTAGCCTGTGCTTCAGCAGCATACAAGGCTCTTTGTTGTTCAATTGCTTTTTTACGTGATGGGTGACACCCATGTGGGCCACTTGGACCAACTACTGCATAACCTTTGCAGCCACCATAATTTCTTTTAATATCGTAAGGCATGATTAAATTATACCATCATTATGTTTATTGATCATATTCTCCACAAAGAACCTTTTATCGTCAGGCAATGTATCCTTTATGGCTACGGTCTCTGGCTTTAGCATTACCATAGGGGTGCCGTCTTTATCGAAAGACATTTCTATTAGCCCCTCGTCCCACATTTTAAATGCCAGTTCATTGACAAATTTAAAGTGTTCTTCCCATAGTTCAGGGACTAGGTGTTCACATTCTGGAGTTATATTATATGTAAATTGTCCAGATATAGAGTCATACCCAGTTAATTCCAAAGCACCTATTTCTAATAATTTAGCCATTAGTTCATTATATTCTTCTTCAGTAGGATCCATTATATTAATCTATACCCCCCGCCAAAGTCGCCAACCTTTCCTCTAATTTTTTCTTTTGGAAAACCAAAGTCATCGTCATCATCATTAATAGTATCCCTGTCGACTCCACCACGAGACCAAGTATGAATATCTATTTCTTTCATTCTATCTCTTTGAGCATGAACAATTGCATTATATACAGAACCGCACATAGCATCTGCTAAGTCTTTAGATTTCTTTCTAGGATGATCAACCTTGTTGCTACTCATAATTCTTAGTTCTAACATTTCTTCAAGTAGGATATCAATATGTGGAGCAACTACCCTATCTTCATAAATCAACATAGATAAATCTTCATAGTGTTTTTTAGCAACAGACAGTGTATCTGTTTTAATTCCTACCTGTTTTAATTCTTGTTGAATATCAAATGATTGCCAACGATCAAAGGTAACTAATCCTAGATTAAATCCCATTCTTCTTAAATCAATAATCCAGTTTTTAACTTCACTTAGGTCTACTGGCCCTTCTCTTCTAGGTTCCCACCATGCTATTGCGTCAACAACAACAAAAGGAACAATTTGCTCATAGTTATTAAAAGATTGAACGCTTACCCACTTGTCAACATGTGCAATAGATACAGCACATTTGTCATGTTTTTGTGCAAGATCAGCATGAACAAAGTATTCAACATCCTCTTTTGGTTTAAATGTTAAGTCAAATCTTCTATTATTATCTAATGGATTTCTGTTTGATAATGCTCTTTCAACCTTTTCTCTTGACTTAAAAAATGCATCTGATGAAACTGTTGGCATACAAGCAAAACGCATAAGTGCATCTGCAGCATCTGTAAAGAATGCAATTTTAAAATCTTCAATCTTTCTTGTTGGGTTCATTTCCCACGTTGGTCTACGAAGAGCAAATACTCCAGGAAATTTATAAGATAGGATAGCATCTTCTTCCCACTCTATTGTAAATTTATTAGATGGATCATCCTCAGACATCAATGGGTTAATTATAAATTCATGACTTCTAACTATTGTTTCTTTTTCTGCAACAACGTCCTCATATCTTTGAGAAATAAAGTCTCCTTTAAATCTAGGAAATGATAGTAAAATGACCTTTCCGTAGTCAGGAAAGCGAGAGTCTACCGATCCACGAAATGCTTTATATAAGTTATCAGCAGTTTTTCCTTGATCATTTCCTCCAGCACCTTCCATTGCAAAACCAGAAATTTCATCAAGTACTGCAAGCATTAAGTTTAAACCTTCTGCAGATTCACGTTCAGAATGTCCAGAATATACAGTTATTGATTTATTAAATTCAATACTATCTATTTTTGGTTCTTTATATTTTCCAGCAAACCAAGGTGACCCTTCAATCTTTGATTTAAATCCTTTAAAAAATACGTTCTTTGCTTGTTGTGCGTTTACTGCAACGTTAATCAAGTCTATCGCATCATTCGATGGTTTCCCAAAATACCTCGATGGATCTTTGAGGCACAAAAGTTTATAGACAAGATAAGCACAGCCAATGGTAGAAGTATGGTCTTTACCACTACCCTTTCCACACATAAGAATAACTTCTTGTTTAGTATATTTTTTGTAATGTTCATTTCCTTTTTCTTTTCCTAGCCATCTTTCAACATCTTCTTTTTTATAAATTTGACTCATGCATTCTACAAGTGTATATTGATACTCAGAAAGTTCTGGCATATTAAGATAGTCTTTACTTCTTACAAAAGTTTTAACATCTACTGGCATTTCTTCAAATGGACTTTCATCTAATGCTTCTAGAAAGTCACTAAAATCAATTGTCAATTACTACCACCTCAGTTTGTACTTCAGAAAGTTTACGCATAATTTCTTCACGTATTTCTGGGTACTTTGTGGCTACCTCTTTCAATATATTAATTAGAATACCTTGTTTACGTTCCATTTCAATAATTTGTTCTGCTATTTCTTTATTATCCAATAGCCCTGCTTTTTGTAACATTTCAAGTCTTTTACTTTCAATGTCTGCTATCAGTTTGATAGCGGTTGTCTTTGCTGTAAGATTTGCAGTAGAGTCTGCAGCATCAATAACTTCATATGTTTTTTTAATTAAAGATGAGTAATGTTGATCAGCACCAGCAAGTGCTTCTTTAGCACGTGCATGAATGGCTTGGTTATTAGAAACCATTGAACGCCAATCACTTAATAGATTTAAAACCTTTTGACGTGGAATGGCTAGGTCTTTTGATATTTGAGAAGCGTCAGAACCTTTTAAATATTCTGAAGCAACCTGGTTAACCAAGTCTAAATGTTTAACTAAATCATCGTTCATTGTCTAGTGTCCTTAGTAATACAAGATATCCTATTAGATCTAGAATAGTATCTTCAGATGCATATTCTTTACCTTTGTGTATTCTATTAAGTTTATCATCAATACGAATATAAATTTGCTCTTTTGGGGTAGATTTGCTAAATATATTTATAGGATGACTATATGAACTACCATATGAGTTATTCTTATTAATAAGTAGTTCTGCTATATCTAGACATTCATCCAATATCTTTCTACCCGCTGGTGCTTGCGTTGAGATATCTCTAATAAATTTCATTCTATCTTCGAGTTGTTTTTCAAGATTCATGTGTGGATATTCAGCCATTTTTACCTCTTCGACTTTCTAAGACCAAACTTGGCAAGATATACGTATATAGTTTCAACAGATGCTCCACACTCTTTTGCAATTTGTTCAGGACTTTTCTTATCAACTAGATACCTTTTTCTTAACCATGCTTCGCTTGTATATAACTTCATTTTATCATTACCCCTTGCCCTTGTCAAGATTATGTGGTTGATCAACTAACTTATGCCAATTTTCTGATGCATACCAGCCGATTGCAATTGAGTCAGCAACGTCATCATCATCTACTTCTAAACTAAACTCAATATTAACTTTTTTAATTGTTCTTGCTTTTCTAAATTCTCTTTCTTTTGACTTATAAAAAGAGTATGATTTATCTGGGCCATAAAGATCTTTTATTGCTAACTTCTCTTCTTTTTTTAATCTACCATTTCCAATCCAAGACTGCCATGAAACTGGAGAGCACGACACTATTGGTGCTCTATGATACATTTGACTTGCTCCAAGA